CTCTTTTACGGCATACATCTTCGTTCCTACTTCAGGTTTTCTATTCATTTTTTATTCCCTTACCTCGGCGGCCGGTGAAAGTCTTTTTCTTTTCTTCCTCGGCCTCTGGCCCGTTCTATTAGTTCCGTTACCATACGGTTGATAGCCTCTTCCAGTAACGGATACTTACGTTTCAAGACAACCGCCTGCGTATGCATTCGTTCCCATTCGGGAGAAGCTTCTCGCGGCTACCTGTCCCGATACCGAAGCCAGAAATCGTTGTACACCTCCTGGAACCCACCTGCTACTTCCCGATCCGTCATAAGCTTTCCACCTTTACGTAAATTCCCGGACGCTCCGCCCAGTACTTACAGATCACCTCACAAGCCACCTGGGCGTCGTCTCCCCAGAAATGCAGTTCCGTCATTACGTCTTTGAGCAGCTTCACCAGATTGTCTGTGTCCGGCCGGCTGGTCTTGTACTCGCCGTCCTTATGTTTCCCTTTAATCGGGAAGCACCACCATGTAGTCAGCCGAAGCGGGCCAGTCATTCGTTCATCTGGTATGTGCCTCCCCAGGTGCGCTCTCAGCTTCGCTCTGGCCGCCTTCAGCTCCGCCGGCTCATAAAAGACAGGCTTACCATTTACTACGTGTACCTGCTTCTCTTGATGCGTCACGGTCGGGGGTTGCATTGATAGAAAAAAATCCGTCTCCATTTACTTCACCTCTTTAAAGTTTTAAATTTTTATTCATTTTTGAAATGGCCTTGTCAACGGGGAGGGGGAGGGGACAGGGCGGGCAGCGCTATAGCCCGTCCTATCCTACCCCCGTGACCACGCGTAAGCGGCGGCAATAAAATATATATTATATATAGTGGTGTTCGCCGCCGTTGCCGCGGCACGGCGATTACCATATTTTTCTAATATCCGCCGCCGTTACAGCATTTACGGCAATTACCTTATTTAATGACATCCGCCGCTCTCTTCGGGCAGTTATCATTTTCCTTGTTTTATGATATCCGCCGCCGTTGCCGCTACTCCTCTTCTTTTGCTTCTGTCACACTTTCAGTACTCCACTTACCGGTCTGGAAGTCATATCCATACCGTTTGGCCCAATCACGCACAGTTCTAATCGGGAATTCTTTGTCTGCTGTACTCAAGTATTCCGCTACCATTTTAGCTGTAGGCAGCTCTCCCATATTGCAGCTTTCAATTGCTTCAATGAACTTTAATTCATTGTTTTTCTTCCTTTTACTATCACTTTTCTTCTTTGCTGAAGAGGCTTTTTTCCATGGCGGCAATTCTGCCTCCGGCTGAATATCTCCCAGCACTCCGGAAGCATCGACTGTATGTATCGGATAATCAAACCACATATTGACCGGTGAAAACTTCTGGAACTCTCTCAGCGTACCCTCGATCCTCCATGCAGTCATTGACTGTGCTCTCTTCTTCACGGCCTCTGTGGTGCGCTGTAATGCCTCAAATTGCCCTTTCTCCAGCTTGTTCTCACAGTAGTTAAGCATCTGGTAAGAACTCAGCAGATCGTCTTGTGAGAGTTCGTCCTCCCACTTATAATGTGCATCTAAATATTGCCTGCAAGCTTCACACACAGCTTTATTTTCCTGCTGTTTCATCAACTCCTCGGTCGTTTCCAGTTCGATCAGATCGAGAAGCGCATCCGGATCACGGGCGAACACGCCGGAGCCGCTGGCTCGGTCCATGGATTTTTTACCGCCCTGGCTTCCTTTGATGATGGCAGTAGATCACCGCCACGCCCAGCTCGGTACACACCTTATCAAACTGGTTGCAGAAATTCGCCATCTGATCCGCGCTGTTCTCGTCGCCGGTAATGACCTTATAGATCGGATCAATAATAATAGCGATATAATTCTTTTTGGCCGCCCGCCGGATCAGCATCGGCGCAAGCTTATCCATAGGCCGCGATTTACCACGGAGGTTCCAGATATCTATATTCTTAAGATTCCTTGGCTCCCAGCCCAATGCCTGATACACATCACGGAAACGATGCAGGCAGCTGGCCCGGTCCAGTTCTAAGTTCACATACAGGATCCTTCCTTGCGTACAGGTCCAGTTAAGCCACTTTCTGCCCTCTGCGATAGCAATACACATTTCTATCTGGAGGAACGATTTCCCGGCCTTTGACGGACCTGCAATCAGCATCTTGTGCCCCTGTCTCAATATTCCGTCAATCAAAGTAGGGGCCAGGTCCGGAAGATTATTCCACACATCGTCCAGGCTCTCCGG